AATGTAATAAACAATATCAAAGGACATTTCGCTGAGAAATTGTCTGGAGGATTACAAAAAATAACAGTGCCTGAGTGGAAGACTGATATCTACCACAAAGGAGCATATCCATTTGCAGTTGAAAGCAAAATTCTTTCTCTGCAACAACAAGGCAAGACTGTAGAAGCACTAGTTGAAAGTCTTATTCAAAAAGCATTAGACCCAGAAGGCAATCTAATGTTTCAAAGAGCAGACAAAGTAACACTAATGAACGAAGCAGATCCAAGTGTGTTGTTGAGGGTATGTGCTGAATTGAACAATGCAACGTCTGAATATGAGGACATCTCAAAAAACTAAAAGAGGACACTGAACTTCAATTAGTTTTAAGAGTAGCAGAAACGCTGGGCAAGAGTATTGAAGAAACAATGCAACTCAGTGTCCTAGAATTGCAGATATGGGGTGCTTGGTTCAAATTACAGCAGGATGCACAAAGGGAGACAATGAGCCGTGGCAACACAACAAATAGAAATCCGCGTATTAGATAAAACTCAACGAGCCCTATCTAATATTAGCACAAGGTTAAGCAATCTCAACAAGGGATTGTTAGGTGTCAATCGTGTGGCTGCACTGGCGGCAACAGCCTTAGGTGCTGTAGGTGGTGCCAATGTCATTTCAAACATTGTTAAAACAACTGCAAGATTCCAAGACCTAAGAACTACACTATCAACAGTGGCAGGTGGTGCAAGAGAAGGTGCTGAAGCATTTGACTTCATCGCAAAATTCTCTACACAAACACAGTTTGGTGTTGAAGAACTAACACAGACTTTCATTAAACTAAAAGCAAGTGGTATTGAACCTACAAAAGACTTGCTTACATTGTTTACTGATGCGGCGGCTGTAACAACGGATCAATTAGGATCGTTACAGGCTATCACTGACTTGTTCTCAAGAACAACAGCAGGTGGTTTAGGACTTGAAGAACTAAACAGACTTGCAGATAGAGGTATTCCTGTATTTGATATCCTACAAGAAAAATTAGGAAGAAACAGATTACAGTTAAGTGACTTAGGTAAGACTGCAGAAGGTGCCAACTTAATCTTAGGTGCCCTTTCAGATGGTATCAGAGAGAGATTTGGTGGAGCGACTGCATCACGAATCAACAACGTCAGCACACAGTTTTCAAACTTACAAATTGCAATTCAAAATGCGGCAGATCAAATTGGTAGCCAAGGTTTTGCAAAGGCACTTGGTGAAACTGCTGTTCAACTAACCAATTACATTGAAACAAACAAAGATTTAGTTCACGAAATTGGTGTAAATCTTACCAAAGCATTCTTGTATGTAAAAGAAGGCATAATTCTTGTTATAAAAAATATTGATTTAATAGGCAAGGCTTTTGTTGCATTCTTAGGATTAAAAATTGCATTGGCTGTAGGTTCTATTGCATTTGCATTTGGTAGTGTATTAGTTAAAGGATTAGCATTAGCCACTCGTGCTTTCGCAGCCTTTACGGTTGTAATGAAAGCAAATCCAATTATTCGTGCCGCGGCACTTATTATTGGTGGTGTTGAATTACTTACAGGCGCAATTAGTGATATGGCGTCTGAACTAGCAGGTATAGGTGGCGAAACAGGTTTGAAGGTCCTTGAAGAAGGAATGGATAAAGTCAAAACTATTATAGAAGACAATATCACAGGCGCTAAAGAATTCAATGAGGCAATGGAAAACATTGATGAAACTGCTGCCAAACTTGCACCTAACTTTGGAGCGGCAGACGAAGCGGCTGATAAGTTAAAAGGCAAAGCCAGAGACACAGAAACAGCAACTGGTAAAACAAACGAAAATCTTAAAGAACAAGCCAATGAATTAAGTGTTACCAAAAAGACATTTGATGAAGTTTTAAGAAGTGCTGAAAAGCAACAAACATTGGCATTGATTGCACTTGAAACAGATCAAACAAAACAAGCAATTAAAAAAGCAGAACTAGAAATAGGTAGAGACCTAACTGATGAAGAAAGAAAACAACTGCTTACAAAATATGAAAGTATTGCGGCAAGTTCAAAACAGTTAAAGATCCAACAAGAGATTACAGGAGCGGCTAACAACCTATTCAATCTTACAAAAGCACATAGACAAGAAGAAGTGCAACTGCTTGAACAAGGTTTACAAAAAGCACTTGAAATTGAAGAACAAAAATACAAAGACGGTGAAATACTGTTTACAGAATTTCAAGACAGAAAGATTCAATTAGAAAGTGCCTATGCAAATGAAATAGAAAGAATTAACAAAGAAAGTTTACAGAGACAAGACAGTGAATATATGTCAAGTCTTCAAAAACGATTGAAAGCAACACAAGGTGCTATTGCAAAACAGTTAAGTGAAAGCGATAAGCAATTCTTACAACGCAAGGGACAAGAAGAAAGGACAGCAGAAATTGTAAGAGATAGAATTGAGTTTGAAAAGAAATCAGAAATGCAAAAAACTCAATTTGCTCTTGAACAAGGTGTTACAATGTTTGAAGGCTTGAGTAGAGTCAACAAAAAGTTCTTTGCGGCACAGAAAGCGGCAGCGATTGCACTTGCTATTGTAAACACATACCAAGGTGCAACCAAGGCACTTGCAACTTATCCACCACCATTTAACTTTATTGCGGCAGCGGCAACTGTTGCTAGTGGTTTGGCACAGGTAGCAACTATTAGAGCACAGACAATGCAACGTGGTGGTGCACTACAAGGTGGACAGTCAGCCATTGTTGGTGAGGATGGACCAGAACTTATTGTTCCTAAACAAAGTTCAACTGTTATACCAAGAGAGGTTGCAGATGCTATTGGAAATATGAGTGGCAAGAATGAGCCTGTTGTTGTAAACTTCAATATTTCAACTGTAGATGCACAAGGATTTGATGAACTGCTAATAAGACGCAGAGCAACAATTACAGGTATTATTAACAATGCCTTAACCAAACAGGGCAAACAGGGAGTTATAGCATAATGGCTTATATAGGTAATTTTCCAAGTTCGCCTGGTTTTACAACAGCGAATTTTAGACAGAACACAGTAACAAAAACAGTTCAAACACAAAGTGGTAGAACTGTAAGAGCAAGTAACGCCACAACACTGTTTACAGGCACACTTGCATTTCCTACAATGAGTGCGGCAGAGTTTAGACCCATACAGGCATTTATTGCACTGTCACAGGGTAAACTAAATGAATTTGATATTGTTATACCTGTTGTCAGTCAAAGTATTTCAGCAAACAGAGCCGCTGTAGATGGCAATGTTACAGTAGAAACAGACAGTGCTGGCAACCACGCTGTTGGTGATACAACCATTAAGGTGCAAACACCAATATCAACTAACAATGTTCTTAAGGCAGGTGATGTAATTAGATTTGCTAATCACACAAAGGTATATGTTGTTACAACTGATTGCAACTCAGAAGCAAATGGAGAAGCAATCATAAACATTCAACCAGGACTTGTTGAAGCAGTAGTAAATGGTGAAGCAGTAACAACAAACGATGTGCCTTTTAGAATGATACTTGATAATGATGTTCAAGAATTTAGTTATACCACAGAGCAATATACAAATTATGAAATAGACGTTAGAGAGGTATTATGAGCAGATTAAGTAATGTCCAAAATACCTATCTCGCAGGTAATAGTTTACTTGCTCTTACACTTGTAGAGATTGGTGTAAACGGAGGATCAACTGTAAGATATACAGATGGTCCCTTTGACATTACTTTTAATGGTGACACCTATGAAGCACAGGGCAACTTTATGGGCATCTCTGAAACTTCTGAAGTTTCTGAATTACAAATTACAAGCATCAGTCTAACAATAAATGGACTTGATGTTTCCAATGTGCAGACATTTTGTAATTCAAATCAAATTAATCAATTGGTAACAATACGCAGAGTATTTCTAGATCCAAATGATTACAGTCTTATTGGAGACAGCACAGGCGATAAGAGTGTGATTATTTTTAAAGGCAAGATTGCAGGATATAAAACTGTAAACGCAACAGACACAGCAACCATTACACTTGATGTCAACAGTCTGTTTACCAACTTCAATAGACTTACTGGTAGAAGAACAAACCAAGCAAGCCTACAACAGGAATTTCCACAGGACTTTGGATTTCAATACAGTCACGAATCAATACGTGACATAAAATGGGGTAAGGTATAATGATACGCTTTCCAAAAACAACAGAATTAGAATTGCTGGTTGATATTGCAATTGAACACGACAAGGATGCAGGATTGGCTGGACACGACGATGTGGACAGAAGTTTTGTCAAGAAAGCATTCAAACATATGATGATGTCACCAGATTTCAAAATATTTGTAGAAGAAAAAAATGGTAAGTTTGTTGCATACGCAATTGGCAAAATCTGTCAAAAGATTTGGAATGGCAAAAGATATGGAGAATTGACTTTTATCTTTGTGCATCCAGAAGCAAGAAACAAAAACCTAGCAGATACATTGTATCAATATGTTTGTGATTGGTTTGTAGAAATGCGTTGTGATTTTATGCAGGCATCCTGTATGACTTACACAGAAGATTACAAACCAAATGACAAATGGTTACACAGAATTCAAACATATTTCAAAAACAGAGATATGCAAGAAGTTGGATATCATTATGTTAAACCTTTGGAGTCTAGCGAATGGGTGGTGTAGTTGATTTTGTAAAAGACGTAGTTGACACGGTTGTTGATTTTGTTGTTGACGTTGTAGAAACTGTTGTTGACTTTGTTGGCGATGTTGTTGGTTTTGTTGTATCACCATTTGGTGCATTTGACACACCAGAAGTTCCAGACCCAGGCAATGCGGCAACAGGTGTAACAGTAAGTAAGACAGGAACTAATAATCAAATACCTGTTGTCTATGGTTATAGACGTGTAGGTGGCAATATTGTATTTGTAGAATCAAATGGAGAAACAAACAAGTTCTTATATGTTGTCTATGCTGTATGTGAGGGCGAAATATACGGTTTTAGAAATATAATTATAAATGATGTTAATCTGCCAATTACCAGTGTAAGAAATGCAGGCACTGTTTATACTGTAACAGAAGGTAGATTTAAGAACAGAGTCAAATATCAATGTTTCAACGGCACTGAAACACAAGGACAAAGTTCACTAGGTGGTGAAACAGCAAGTTGGGGTAAAAAACAGCGTAAACTTCCTGGCATAGCCTATGTTGTTATGCGTTTTGAATGGAAGAATGTTGAATCACAGGATGAATACAATCCATTTAGTGGTGGTATTCCTAAAGTTTCATTTGACGTATTTGGCAAAAAAGTTTATGACGTTACAACACACGGCACAGGCAAGGATCTATCAGGCACCTATGCAGGTAGAACTAAAAAATATGAAATCAATCCTGCTTCTTGTTTGTTAGACTATTTGCAAAATCCAAGATACGGTGCTGGATTAGATGACACAGAAATTGATGCAGAAGCATTTAAGATTGCGGCTAATAAATTTAATCAAACAGTAAACTATTCAAACAATCAATCAGGTAGAGCAATGACTACCAATGCTGTAATCAGCACACAGGCAAAAATATTTGATAATGTCAAAACACTAGTATCAGGTGCAAGAAGTATTATGCCATATGTAGAAGGCAGATACAAATTAAAAGTAGAGGATGGCGGACATCCAACAGACATAACAAGTGCAACTGTAACAAGTGCCTATGATGTAACCAAAGAAGAAATTGTTGGTTCAATTAGCCTTGTTGGTGAAAGCAAGAGAACAAAGTATAACAAGGTTATTGTAAACTATATTGATCCTGACTTAGAATTTACAAATCAACAGAAAGTTTATGAGGTGGCTGCGGATCTAACCAATGATAACAATGAA